AAGTCGGCCAAGTTGGTGGGTAACTTCTTGCTTCGCACTGATATACACCTCACACTTCAAGTCAATGCTATTCGCTTCCAAACGGGTAGGTATATTCTCGGTTACGTCCCCTCCGGTGGCCTTCCTGTCACCTCCGTGAATTATCTCCGTAAGTTCCGCATGCATACGTCTTGTCTAACCACCATCACCCAAGTTCCCCACGTTGAGATCGATATCGGGACCCAAACTCATGTGGAGTTGGTGATCCCATTCGAATCCATATACCCGTTCCATCCTATTTCGTCCACGTTCAACGGCGCATATGGCATTGGCAAAGCCTTCCTCATCCCTTACGACCACTTGCAAGCCGCCTCTGGCGATACTACTTGTGGGTATACGTTGTGGGCTTCGATGGAGATGCCGATGTTGTCTGGCCCCACGTTCCAAGCTTCTTTTGGCGAGAAGGAGATACGTGGTACCTCAGTTGGTCCTGTCACTCGGACTGCTGGGAAGATCTCCCGAGCTGCCACTATACTCGGAGAGGTGCCCTTCCTCGCCCCGGCCACGTCCATTGTAGCGTGGTCAGCTGACGTAATTGCTCGCGCCGCCCATGTTTTTGGGTGGTCAAAGCCTGTCTCGTTAGCCGCCCCTGTATACAACGCCCCCCGCCTCCTGCCCTACCTGGTTAATTCTGACCAAGTGTCTACGGCCCAGAACCTTGGTGCCGTGTCCACGAACCGTGTAGTGTCCACCCCTCATGCTGGTGAGTCCTCTGTTGATGAAATGTCCATTGATTTTCTCAAGCAAGTCTACGCCTACATCGGAGTGTATAATTGGAGTGCCGCTCAAGCCGCTGATTCCCTGCTAGCCTTCGGCAACGTAACACCTTATCAACAGGTAGCCGTAGGTCTAGGATACGCCCCGACCCCTATGGGGCTCCTAGCGACCCAGTTTGGGTATTGGCGCGGGTCCATGAAGATCAGGGTTAAGCTCGTTAAGAATGAGTTTTACTCCGGTCGCCTTCTTGTTTCGTTCAACCCAAGTTTGAACAATGTCACAGCAAACATCGCTCGATCTGAGTACAATCACCGCCTCATCGTAGACATACGTGAGACTGCGGAGTTTGAGTTTTGCATGCCTTATGTGTCTCCTGCTCCTTATAGGAAGTGCACTGACATTGTCGGGACCTGGTCGATTATTGTTCTCGACCCATTGATTGCCCCCAGTACCGTTCCC